TGCAGTATTCCCAAGCCTTGTCGTAACTGTTATCAAAATGCTTAAGCCGCAAACTGTAGAAAGGTGAGTTGCCTGCTTTCTGGCCATGATACTGAGAATAGATCCAAGGTACTTCTAGTTCGGGAGTTCTGTCAATGTATTCCCAAACATCTTCGTGCCGCCATTCCCTGATCGGGTGAAAGTTTAGTAATCCGTTTGCCTCGTAGAGTTTTGACTTAACGCTATTCTCTTGCGTGCGACGGCCAAAGATTACAATGTCGCTCTTGTTTAGTAGCCCCTGTTTCTTCACCGAGGTTTGCTGCCTCAGTCTGCATCTGTCTGCTCGCAGTTTTACGTCTTCCGCAAACACGAAGCGGCTGTGTCTAGATAGCCAATTCCAGTCTAAGGATTCTTTAACTTCTAGTTCGTAGTTTAATCTGGCCGCGCTGTCCTCAATGTCCTGTTTTTGCTTTTCGTAGTAGAAAGACATTTCGCATACGCCTTTCACCTTGGTCATTGTATTGACAAGGTGCATTACTACGTTTCCGTCTTTGCCTCCTGAGTAGGCCACTAGCGGATTTACTTTACCAACTAGGGCTGCCTCAATGTCGTGGCGCGCTATGTCAATTAACTTCGTGAGTCTTTCCGAATACTGATTGCTCATGGCTGCAACTCCTTTAGTCGGCCTTGTTGTGTGATCAAATCTATCTCTGTGTTGTACGCCGCCAGTTTTCTCTCAAACTCAACCGTTCCCTGATTTAAGTAAATCGTGGTTTGGGTTCTACGCGACTTGGTATCGCCACGCATTGCTATGCTCGAAATGCGTCCCCATGAAATACCAGTTAGTGGGTGCTTGGTTTTTTCAGCGATAGGCGTATCCACTCTTTGGAAATGCATCTCTATCAAATGGGCAACGGAATGTGCCGCATGCTTGCGAACTTCGGGAGGGTGTTTCATTAGAAGCCACTTAATGTACTCAGGCCAAGTATCCCCTTGTGGCTTTTCTGGCGTTCCACCAAAACCATAGAGTTCTGTTCTTGCGTAACGTGCGGCGGCTGCAACCCCATGCGCTCTGTAAATCATCTTGTCCCAGATGTCGGGGAACGCTTGAGAGAATACCCATAGTCCACCTAGAGGTTCCTCTCCAAACGGAGGAGCGCAACGCTGCACATCAGGTCCGATACCTAGCATCTCCATGTGGTCATAAGCGCGGTTGTAGTCCCAGCCAAACTTGTGCGGGGCAGTCCACACATCAGCAGTCTGCCAATCGTAAATTGGATAACACTTAGCAAGCCCTTTACCGAAGTTAATTATGTAGTTGTCAATCTTTTTCATTGTTACGGCTCTGCGTCGTGTCATAGATTCTGACGCACGAATACCCATGAGAAACGCTGTGTTATTTCCAGTGGCAAGTGTTGGCGCAAAGTCTGCCCAACCCATACGCTTTTCTCTAGGAACTCCATCCACGTTTGGATGTGATGTAATGGCTTCTGGCGGCAGTGGCCTAACCCATAAGTCTTCATCGTCTTTATCCCATGAATACCAAGTTGGGTATTTACGTGAGCAGGCATTACGCAGTTCTAGCGGCAGGCAGTACCACTCTAATAAAACTCTAGGATCTTCCGCTACTCGCCTTACGTATTGCTCTGTTTGGAACGGGATCGCTTCCTCGTCATAGAACACGACTCTTAGTGGAAGTCTGCCTCTTTCCTCGGCAACCATTAGTGCGGTATTTAGAACTGCCGTGCTGTCTTTCCCACCCGAGAAAGAAACTACAACTTCATCAAACATGTCGAAAATGTAGTTAAGCCGCTGCATGGTTAAGTCCCATACGTTCTCGTCTATCGGTTGCGCCTTGCGAATCTTAGCCATTCTCAAATCCCACTGTTATCGTTTTAATCTTTGTGTATTCCATTAGTGCTTGGGCGCTTAAGTCAATTCCGTTGCCTGAGTTTTTTCTGCCGCTATGTGGTAGTTCTGGTGATTGTGACAAGTGGCAATTTATCCAAGACTCTCCGCCCACTAGGGCTTGCGCTACTTTAAGGCCAGCCTCAACGTTGGTAGTCCAAACTGAATTGCTTAAGGCCTGCTCGGTACTGTTGGCCAGCGCTATTGCTTCCGCGACCGTTGCAACTCTTTGTATTGTGAATACAGGCGCAAACAATTCTTCTTGCACAATCGGTTGGTCATTGCCACTAACCCAATAGGCTTGGGCGGCTACGTGGTATCCCTCTGCGTCAAGGACTCCCTTGCAGTGGTCGTTCCATTTTGAGTGAGCCATTATTGACTCAAGTCTTGCGACCTGATCTATGTTGTTTAGTGGACCAAACTTACTACTTCTGGTATTACCTATTTCGTGCCTTAACTTATTCTCAAAGTCTGAGCAATCCCCAACGGTAATAATCCTTGATGGCGCGGCGCAAGATTGGCCAGCGTTATAAACCAGTGCTTCCACTAAGCGGCGTGCAGTAAACCAAGGCGCGTCTGGTAATACTACACAAGCGCCGTTTCCACCTAGTTCCAGAGAAACAGGAATGTCTGGTCTTGTCCTTGCTATTTCGTGACCGGCCGAAACACTTCCAGTAAATGCAATGCCATCAATCTCGGAAACCACTAAAGCCTTGCCAACTGTTTCGTCGCCAGTAATTACTTGTATCAGGTTTGGCAAAACACGCGATGCGATTTCAGCGACCATGACTGCAGTGTCGGGAGTGCTTAAAGCAGGCTTGACTATGGCTGTGTTTCCAGCCGCCAGTATCGGCGCTACTCTCCAAGCAAGCATCATTAGGGGATAGTTCCAAGGCAAGATCACTCCCCAGCAACCAACGGGTTCGTGCATAACCATTGAGTAGGTATCTGGAATGTAAGTGCCTGCGCTCTGCGTTTGCATTGTGCGAGCCGCGCCTGCGTAAAATCTAAACACGTCAATAGCGCCTGCTACTTCGCTAATGCTTTGACTTAGTGGCTTGCCAGTGGAATCAGATTCTGCCTTTGCTAGATTGACTGATTCTTTTTCCAGTTCGCTTACAAAGGCCAAAAGAAACTTAGAGCGCACTGCAGGTGTTAAATCTTTCCATACCTGAAACCCAGCGCACGCCTCTCGTATTGCCTGCTTTACAGTTTCGCTATCAGCGTTGCTAACAGTGGCGCGGTCGTAACCAGTTACGGGACTTATTAAATGCAGTATTACTTTGTCTTGCTTTCGCACTCCGCTTAGTACGCTGTCAAAGTGTTTGCTAGAGGTAGATCGCCGATTCAACAATGTTTCCATCCCAGTCTGTCGCAGTCATTCGGTTTGGTGAGTCTATTGCTTTGTGTGGTGCGCCGATAGCGGCCAATACGTGGTACGAATCGCTTGCTGCCCCAACGGCATGTGGGGTCATTCCAGCGACCATGTAAATGTCGCCCTCTACAACGTGGTAGGTCTTGCCTGCAATCGAGATCGTACCTTTGCCCTCAAGACATAAAAGCAGGTGATCGCCCTCATGGGTATGGATAGGGAAACTGTCGCCTGCTTCCACTCGTAACACATCAACGCCCAAGTGTCCATTGGTGTGTACGGGTACGCCTTTAGCCTTAGCGCCGACTACGTCAATTCCTAATTCCAGAATACGGTGTCGTAGGTCGAGTAGATTGGTGACAACTAGTTCGTTATCCATAATGCTCATTGTGGCTCCAAGTAAAGTTTGCAAATCTCGAAAAGTGCTTCGGGTGAATCAAGCGTACCATTAACAGATTTGTACGTATTTGTGGCCTCTACAATTACTCGGCGCTGCTCGGCAGTAAACGCCCAAGACAAGCCGTAAGCGTGGCCGCCTGCGAATGTAGGATCTAATTCCACTGATGGGGTAACGGGACTTGTTTCTTGTAAGTTATCTAGCCAAGACATGTCGCGTGGTTCGGGATTAGTTGGCGGCTGCAGCGCGTTAAATCCGAAATCGTCAACAGCCCAGCCGTTAGCGTCAAGTTCTATTAGCGTGTCTTTCAGGATTTGTGGATCCCAATCTGCTAGTTCCCCAGTACGATTATCAGCGAGCGCGAACGCTTGAGCCTTTTCCCATGTCCAGTCTTTCGGAACTCTTCGGATTGGAATTGTTTTTAAGCCAATTTGCTTGGCTGCTTCCAGCGTTCCGTTTCCAGCAATCACCACGTTTTCGCCCCAAACAATTAAAGGCTTAACGAAACCAAAAGTTTCAAGACTTCCTCTAATGGCTTTCAGGTTAGTGGTGTTATGAATACGAGCATTCTGAGGATCTGGCTTAAGCGAGTTAATCGCTGCCTGCTCAACTACCATGTCAGTCATGCTGACATCATGCCATTACGGCTGCCCAGTGGCAAGTCGGCTATCTGGCAACTAAGCGCCCTGAGCGGCACGCTCAGCCAGTTTCTCGCTGCAGGGGTAGTCCAGCCCCAGACTGCCCCAAACGGCCTGAGATTGGCTTATTCAGAAATTGCGAATTACGCGGCAATGCGCGTTGGCATCGGCTTGGGGTACGACCCCCTGATGTTGCTGAGAAAATTACCCACCCCTAGTCCCGTTTGCAGGGGTATTTTGCCTCGAACTGTTGCAGGACCTGTGGGCTGGTAGCAGTGGGCTTGTCGGATCCCTTGGTATGTAATGATCGGCTGTCCAAGGATCATTAACTCTAGCGCCGTCCCCACATAGCCAACACACGACCGCGTTGTCACGTACCTGCTTTGCCTTTGATCTGTAACTGCCAGAGTAGTGAGTGCGTTGAGCCTTACGTGCGTCTATGTTTGCGTTCACTATGGCCTGATGCCGCTCACATCGAGATCCTGTTCTGGTTAGTGTGCCGCAATCAAGGCATGGCCTAGCGAATCCCATCAGTCCTCATCGTCCCAGTACTCAACAGACCAAGGAGTTCCGAATCCTATGTTGCGTGCTTGCGCGTCTGCTGATGCACCTAGCGCGCCTGCTTCTGGTTCTATGGCTTCGTCATCGTAATCATCTTCGTCAATGGTTAGGTCGAGGACTTCTTCTCCCATTAAACGTAAGACAATGCGCCGCTTCATCAGTCCTCTTTTAAGTGTGTGCCGTCACGAACTAGTTCTAGTGCTGCCAGCATGCCTGCAAGAAACTCTATCCCGATGCTATCGTCACCGAGGCTTCTGCGAAAGGCGAGCGTTTCTATCTCTCCATCAAGCACATCTGAGATTGACGTGCGTATTACGCTTACTGTCTTTGTCATTCCATGTATTGCGCGCTCCGCCTCTGCCCGTTGGACATGTGGTGAGTGATACATAATCTGATCCAGCAATACGGCATGTATGTTCTGGCCTATGGTGTCAGCCCATTCGTTTAGCATCGCTAATCCCAACTATTCTTTGACCAGCCCTGCTCTAAGGCTTCCTTTGGATTCTGAGTGATCCATGTATGGCAAGGACGGCAGACCACCACAAGGTTATCCCTGTCAGTGATGCTGCCGCCTCTCGCTCTACTCTTTAGTTCGTGGACATCAACCGCGTACCTAGCGTGGCACTTCTCGCATGTTGGGTTGTCCCTTAGCAATTCTTTAACTAAGGGAATCCTTGCACTCGCATAGAGGGCTTGTCGTTTCTTTGATCGTGGCCTCATGCTTTTCATTGTAGCCAGTGTTGCTCACTACGTTGTAGTCCTTAAACACGTTGAAAGCAATACCAAGGCTCTCTGCCGCATCCTGAAAGGCCTCAGTCAGGTTCTCCATGTGGTAATACTTCTGAGGGCTGTGGTGCATCTTGCAAGCGACCATTGACGTGATCATGTCTAGAAACTCGTCAAACGTGATCATCCAGACAAACTTTCTTTCATCAGGCTGTGTCATGGCTGAATACCAATCTGTCTTGCTACCTGCTCTCCAATGGGCGTACCAGTAGCGTTGTCACGCCTGCGCTGCTCAGTGGCCTCCAGTAGTTCGTTAGCAACGACAATGTAGGCTTTGCGTTCACCCACATTAAAGCCAATGCGTACTGCTATTCCAGTGAGTGCTGATACTAGAACGATTATGATTGCTGCTTCTAACATTTGTCCTCCTAGAACGGGCTTTGGTTTTCGCCCCAAGGATCAACGGCTGTTGTGATTGAGTCCTTGGTCTTGTATGGGTACGCGCCGATAGAATCAACCGTTACCTGCGGCGTTGATCGCTCTACACCAGCCTTGTCAGTGTAGGTGTCCATTGATAGGCGACCAGTGAGATTTACCTTGGTTCCCTTTTTGGCGTTGTTAATAACGGACTCTGCCATACTGTTCCAGCAAGTGGCCTTGATGTAAACGACTTCACCGTCAATCCAGTTTCCGTCTTTATCCTTTTTGCTTTCATTGCAAGCAACTCTGATTCGTGCGCCTGCAGTTCCATTTTCAGTGAAGAACGGCTCTGGGTCTGCGACCAAATTACCGCTCATTATTACTAGGGGTAGCATTTTGCTTCCTTTCTGTTTGTTTTAAGTGGCGATAGGTTTCTTCTATCTGTAGTGGCACGATCTTGAGTATCTTTCGTGACACCTTTCTTTGTTCAGGCGTTGTGCCTGCCCAAACTCCCTGCACGTTAATGTGCATCGCGTAGGAATAGCATTCTGTAAGCACGCTGCAACCAGCGCACACTTCCCGAGCCAGTCTTACCTGCTCTGTTTCCTTAGGGGAATCAGGAAAGAATAACTCAGGCCACACATTCCTACATGCGCCGTCAGCCATCCAGTCAATGTTTGCCAAGTTAAACATGAATCGCGTCAATCAGTATTGAAACGCCAGACTGCACTGTGTAACTTTTGCGCGCCCTCAGACTTACTACTTGGCAGTCGTCATGGTAGATGCCTGCTTTAGTGAGCGCGTCCAGAACTGCTCTGACTAACTTATCTACATCAGGCTTCACTGTTGGATGGACCCTGCTGGAACTCTTTGGCTTTACGAACTCAAATGTTAAAACCATCTTGATGGGCGTTCCGTCTGAATACGTTTCGATCATGTCTGTTTCTACCTGTTTAGTGATCGTGTCGCGCCATGCCTTAAGTTTCTTGTTTGATTCCCACATGACCACGCGGCCATTAACAACACGCGCTGTCTTGCTGCCTTGTGGAATCGGTACGCCCTTGACGTAAAACATCTGCGTCATAACAGGATCTCAGTCTTGATGCATTCAAGCGGCGGCTCCCATGAAGCAAGGCTGTCAGTTCTCGTTGCAACACGAACCATACCTGAAAGAAATACGGTCACAAGTATCTGGCCGCCATCGGGGGTTTCATAGACGTACTGATTACCCATCGTGGTGTGATCTATTTTAATAACTTCGTGCGGATGCTTTCTGCCGAACGATTGTGTAGGTCGAAACATAACCCACTCAGGCAATACGTAAACGTGACACTTGTTTCGCATTTCCTCTAGGCGCTCGATGTGGCCGCCTTTGTGCAGGTTGCTGAGCGCTCCGCTTGCTTGGCCATGATGCCAGCCGTAATGGAACGCTAACTCCTGCCACGTGATACCAGCGGCCTCAGCGCGCTCTATCAGATTTAGGGTATCTGACTGCCTACGCGCCGTTAAACCGCCTGAGTCGGCCTGTGTAGCCCGTTGACGGCTAGCCTCAGAACCTGACCAGCCCGATGTGCCATTGTATGGCAATTCTGGAATCGTCATTGCTGCACGTGTTTCATCTTGAGCCAATACGTGTTTCGCAGTTCCTTTAAGTTCGCCTCGCTGCAGTTAGAGGTTTTAATTAACTTTGCGGCCGCTTCTAAGTCTGCTTGCGTTTCCGCTTTGTTAATTATTTCCATTAACGCTGTAAACGCTTTTGACTCAGGTTGCGGATCTGTTTCGTTAACCCTGTTACTAACTTCATCTCTTGAGGCGATTGACTTCTTAGCCGCAATCCCCATCATGCCCAGCATTCTGCCGACTGCAGATGTTTCCGCGTTCATGCACTCGCTGTTTCTTGTGAAGTTAGTTGAGCCGACTGCAGGCTCCCATGCTTGAGCCATGTACGGCATCGCATCGTCTGGTGTCTTGTAGCCGTAGGCCATGACCGCGATGAATTGCTTATCACCCACTGTTTTAATTTCTGCAGGCATGCATTGGATAACGCCGTCTGGGTGCTTTTCGTAAAATAGTTGAAGTCGTGTTGCTACATCAACGTAGTCGTTTTGCCAAGCCATTTTAGTTACCTGCTTCCAGTTGATTTAGATCCATCAGTGCAGGGAGTGCGGCTATCACATCTCCGCTTGCGATGGCGCGTGCTAGTTCCATGCGGCCGTCTTTGTCAAAGCGTGTTGTCACGTATGGGTTGCCAGTTCTAAATGCAACGCCGTCCATGATCGCGCCCGTTTCGGTATTGACTGCTTGGCCGTCTGATGTAGGCGTTGCCTGAGATAGCAAGATCGTCTTAAACGTGTCCCTTACAGTTTCAGTTACCTCAGTTGGGTAATCCGCTTTTACCATTTGCAGGAACGCATGCTCGTCTAAGACGTAAGCCTTTGGCGATCCTGATACCAGCGAAACTTTAGCAATGCGCGTTTCGCCAACCTCGTTAGCGATCGTTGCCCTAGTGCTATCGCTGCCCGTTTCCATCAGCAGTGCTTGCAGTGATTCGCGCAACATGTCGCGCCGTTCTTTTATTACATCAGCAACCAGAGTTGCTATCGCTAAGTCCATAGCGAGTTCTTTCAGTGTTGGCATTTTTGCCTCCTTTGTAGTTTTGAGGATACTGCTACCCTCTGACAATTTATTTATTTGGGTATCGGCGTGCCGCTACTCAACTGTTCCGACAAATACCATTACTAATACCAGCAACAGTACGAATCCAATGTTGCCGCGTCTTGTTAGAACTATCGGTTCTTTCATTTTGCTCTCCTTTGTTTGCTGACTGCCTCGTCAGTAGCAGGCCATCACACCTGCCAGACTCCCCTGAGGGGGAGTTTCGGCGCTTATAGCATCTGGAGTACCCGACCCTTTTGCGCTTGCAACTGGGCGCTGCTCAGTACGCGCTCTGCTTTGATAGCGGCGCTGGGTGCAGGGGCATACCAGTCCAAGTACTCGACTACCGCGTTGTACGCTGCCCATTTTGTATTCTTGATGTTCTGCTGGGTTGGAGCAGTCCATAGATTCATCAGGCTGCTGAACCGTTCCGTTTCTCTTGGGCTGGCATCACGTGGGTCGTAGTCAAAGGCGCTCTTGACTAGATTCTCGTACTGCTTGCCACTGAACTCTGAGTTAATAAGTTCTTCGACTTCCATCTGGAAAGCATCAATGTAGGTGAATGTGAGTTTCAGGGTTTCGCGTGCTTCCTGTACTCGGTTTAATGCATTCATGGTGTGGCGAATTGAGAACGTGCTTAGCGCTGACGTAGTAATTGCGCCGATTTGATTGGTGCAGGCTACTCGGATAGGCGTGACTGAAATACGCATCGCTGATTTGCCGTCATGGCTGTTAGTGCAGAACAGATACAGGTCAGTGGTATCGCCGTTGCTGAACTCGATGTGCTGTGGGATTTTCATTGAGATGAATTGCCCCTTGCCTTTCTTGTACGAACCAGCGGCGTTGAAGTGCGCGCCTGACTGATCCACAATGTCGTCTAGGACTTTGAACGCTTCCGCATTCTGCACGATCTGGTATTCCTTGCCAACGACTCCTAGCAGGTCGTATTGACCGTCACGATTTCTGACATTGGCTACTCGGTTATTTATCTCAAGCACGCCTTGAGGCGTTACGGCCTGCAGTGGCATTGACTCTACGTTCCAGTCAAGTCCTCCAGCCGCTAGTGCTTCGTCAATCGTTAGGCACTCGCCAACTGGCTTGCCGACTTTCTCAAACGCAGGAACTCGGAAAGATGTTTCTGCTTTCATAACTGTATTCATTTTGGCCTCCTTTGACCTGCCCACTGTGGGCTTAGTTAATGATTAGGTAACTCGTTTTATTTGTCAAGCGTTATTCAGTTTTATCTTTTGGCCTATCTCGTCAGTGGCAAGCGGCCAGCCCTGCCAGACTCCCCTAGGGGAGTTTCGATTAGCACATTACGCTGGCATCAAATCCTGCAAGCGCGCGTTCTGCATCTGTTGGAAATGTGGTCTTACTGTTGTATTGGCGCATTCTGTTGCTCTCGCAGTTACAAACCAACTTAGAGATGTTTGTGTATTCGCTACCATCGCTCCATAGGCTGCGCTTGAACTCAAACACGTGGCCTTCGACTTCCACTTCTAACTGCATGATGCGAAGATCGGCATTGTCTGCAATGATCTGCAGTGCCTTGGCTTTCGCCTCGGCTTCAATGCGTACCTCGTTTTCGTATGCCCTGTCGTACTCAGCCACTAACTCTGCGTTGCGAGCCTCTTGTTCCTGCTTGCCGCCCACTGGCCATAGTTCTAATGAGTAGCCTTTTGGTTCGCTATCAATGAACTTGTAACCGTTTGCGATCTTGCGCCACTTGGTGACTGTTGGCTTTTCAACATTCACGTCAAATAGGCCTGCCGCGAATTGAATGAACTTTCTTGCTGCAGGGTTTCCGTTAATAGCGATGTCCCCTAGTGGCTCCCACTTGTCGGTTGCGAACTGCTTAACTGAAATTGTTGAATGTGTTTTGCTTGAATGCGTTGCGTGGGTTCTTAGAACCACGTCGAACTTTTGACCAGCCCACGTGATTGTCTTTACTTCGTAATCTAACTTGCTCATTTTGGCCTCCTTTGACCTTTGATCTATCTCATCAGTTGCAGGTGATCAGTTCTGCAAGACTCCCTAGTGGGAGTTTCGACTTACTTGGCGCAAGGATTCACATCAGTGTTTTGGAACATGACCATCATTACGTCCTCGTCATTGTCAGATGCAATGTCGAACCAAACTTCGTCGGCGTATTCCTCTAGGCTTGAGTAGGTTGTGACTGTTGCTTTAATTCCGTACTGCGTTTGCAAGCGGTTCTTGTCGCGTAGGATGTGGCTGCAACCCTTCGCGTGCAAGATTGCTTCGCCTGTTTCTTCTACTGTTACTTCTACTACTGCGTTCATTTTGGCCTCCTTTGACCTGCCCCTGTGGCATGTGTTAAGTGTTACACACGACCGTAATACATGTCAACTACCGAATAATCCGCGTAGTTACAGGGATTCTCAGCGCTCAATAAGGGCTAGCGTCCGCACCAGCCGCCTGATTGGGGATGCCTTGGCTGGCAGTCTTAGCCATCGCTTAAGCCTGATTCTGTCGGCTGCAGAATAACCGCCCCAGATTCCAAACTCGTCTGCCCAACCAAGTTCTAAACAAAAGTGTTTGACAGTGCAGGATTGGCAAACTGATTTTGCAACAGTAATACCAACGAGATCATCAGGTTCGTCTGGAAACATAATGTCTTTGTCTTTTAACTTTCCGCACAAAGCAAGTTGCTTCCAATGCTCAGGCGGATCGTGATCACAAACGCTGGTTACGCAGTCATGACTTTCGTTTGAGTAGTTCGTCAAGTTGTACCCTTACGCTTTCGGGCATCCCAGTCGCTCTACTCCTATCTGCTTCTATCTGCCGCACTAATTGTTTGGTTTGTTCAATAGGTTTATTGTGCGCCCTAACCTTGCGCCAACGCAAGTTGACGTCAGCAGGCATTATCGCTGTCTTGTGTTCTGCGTAATGCTCAATCACGAATTGCTTTGCGTCTGCAAACGTAAGATCCTTGTCTAGCGCTGCATGCCAAGCCCTACTTCGATTCAGTTTCTCGGTATCGTCACCTGCTGTCAGCCTTGCGTCAAATGTCGCGGCCATAGCCAGAATGACTAATACTTCTTGTTGTGTCATTGCCCCTCCTAAAGTTCAATGAGTTGTTGTTCTGCTAGTCGCAAGAACGCGGCTGCGCCCTTACTGCTTTTCTGTTGCTGCCTTGTGTTTTCCGCCATTGCCCAACTGACAGCCGAACTTAGATTTGCATGCCCAGACGCGGCACATGACTCGGCCGCTTCCAGTAGCAGTTCTAATGGATAAGCGTCCACTAATTCCTTGGCTGCTTTTGCTATCCGACCGATGTTGCTCTTAGGTGGTTCCAGTTGGTGTAGATCACGAAATGCGTCAACGTAGCGAGCAGTGATTGTCGCTGCTGTTGGTGTCAATTTTGGCGCTGTCATAATCTCTGGTTCTAAGGCTGGTTCTAAGTACGGTTCGGGTGTCACCTGCGTCACCCCGTACACGTCAGGAGTGTCACCCCGTTGTGTCAGCAGTGTCACCCCGTCACGATTCCGATGCTGGCTAGTCTTGTCGCACCTAGCGGGACACGAAACTAAAATGTGATACCTGTTAGGCCGCCTGTCGCGCCGTTGATTAGCAGATCCGCCGCCGTTGCGATCCACTCGGATCTCTCCTAGTTCAATCAGTGTCTGGATACTGCGCTGCACTGTACGCTCGCTAGAGTTCGCGTATCGCGCCAGAGTTGCCACTGACGGATACGCGCCTCCATCGCCATCGTGATTTGCTATGCCCAGCAGAATCAGTTTGTCCGTACCTGTAGCGACACTGTGATTCAGACAGATTGCTAGCGACTCAATGCTCATAGATCCTCTTGTACTTTGCTCGGCTGCCAATGAAACTTTAGGGCTTCGATACAAGCACCTCTTTCGTCATCAGGCAACCTAGCGATCTGGGACAGTTTCACGTCGGCATGCGGCCGCCCCAGCAAGAAAGCAAATACGCTGATAATTGTAATCTGATCGTCAGTGAAGTAATCCTCGTTGATCAGATCGCCTAGGAAGTCCCACTCTTTCTCGTTAATGTTTTCTGGGGACATGAAGTGATGATTCAGTGATAGCCAAGTTAGGCGATGCAGGGTGTCAGCAGACTTTGAGATAATCATTGCTTAGCCCCTGTCAGCACCTCAATGGCCGCCCGTACAACTTCGGAAACGCTTGCGTCATGCTGCAGGGCATAAACCTGCAGCGCCTGCATCTGTTCGTCACTCACTCTCACGTTAAGCATGTTCGCTAATTCGCTCATTAGATACCAGCAACCAATCTCTGCCTGCGGATGCGCTGCAATGTCTTCTTAAGGCCAACCTGTTCGGCTGCCTGCTCAAACACATCTAGTTCCGCAGGGCTGAGATTTGACTTCCAAGCATTTCCCTTGCCCGCCTTTTGAATGCGACTTACATCTGATAGTTTTTCCATCAGCGATGCAACGGCTGGAGTGGCTTCGGACTTATTTGCCACAAGCCAATCAAGCACATTCTGCGAACCTGTGAATGACGTTGAGATCCGTAGAAACTCTGATCCGATCTCTTTCTCTTTTACCATTTCTGACTCCATTTCTATTTCTTCGATAATGGCATTGAACTCACTTTGCAATGCCTGTTCCATCTTGCGTAAGAACGCAGGTTTTGTTCCCATTTCACTTTCCTTTTCTCGTGTTGGTATGTATTCGACGTACTTAATCAGACCCTTGGCTTTCAAGTCGGCCTGCTTGCACCACTGACAGAATCTGCCAGCGAGTATTAGTTCGGCACTTAACTGATCGCAGAAGCAATGCTCAACCTTGTTCATCATGCCTGCCCCTCTTTCCAGCAGCCGTATCCATCTTGATAAATCTGGTCAGCAAATCTTTCTAGCACCTTTGCTTCTAGCGTTCTCAAACGCTTGCGGATTCTGTAAAGGCGATTGTAGATTTCTGGTTCCTCGCACATCGTTTCCTCCACGTTGTCAATCTCGCCGTTTAGGCAATTCAGAAACATGGCTGCACCCTCAGCATGGTCAAGCAAGATAGTATTGGTTGCGTGATCCATGTCCCAGAGTTCGTCCTTGTATTCGCCACTGGAAACCTCTGCCCAATAAGTGTCTAGCGCGCCTCCAAGGTCGTCAAGCGTTTTCTTTGTGGTTTTAATTGGAGTTCTCATTACGCACCAACTTTGATTGCTGAGCGCTCAACGATTTGTGTAAGTAAAGTTCCAGCCACACGCAACTTAATTTGATCGCGGTAGTCGGTTACTTCTGCGTAGACCAAGGTACCTGCAGGAAGCGTCTGCTGGTTAGTACGTACCTTGTCGCGGTTCGTCATTCCGAAAGTAATTGAACGTGTTGTTTCGTAGATCATTTTGGCCTCCTTTTGCCTAGCCCCGTTTGGGCATACTTAATGCTCCCATAATCTGTATTACATGTCAAGCAGGAAATGCCCCTGCAACTACGGGCTGTTTCAGGGCATACGTAAGCCCCTCGGCAAGTGAATGCTAAGGGGCTTACATGTTGCCACTAGGTGAAAGGAGGCTCAAATCCTAGCGGCGATTTCGATAGTAGCACTCAAGTTACTTATCCGCATTCGCAGAACGGAAGCGTAAACTATCATGTCATCTATCTCTTGCAGCGCATCTAGGATTAACTCCTCGATGCTTTTAGTTTCTATCGGCTGTGTTGTTGCTTGTGCAGAGTCGTATTCTCTAGCGCCGATTCCTAGTATGCGTTCCTGTAGTGACAATACACAATCAGTCACGCCATCCGCAAGTTCCTCGCTCGTCATAATACTTGTAAGTCACCCCATCTATTTTGTCCAACAGTTAAAGTGAGCATACCTGCAGGTGCAGACTGTCCAGTTGAGTTTGAAAACCAAGTGCTACCGCCGTCTAATGCAGGACTTTGGATCCAAGTCTTCGCGCCAGTTTGCTCAACCTTTAAGTGATGGTAGTGACCAGTTAGCAATAGGGTTGCCTCGCCAATCTCCTGTTGGCCATGCGCTTGCTTTGACCACCAATCAACCGCTTTACCCCTGCATTGATGGCCATGAGCCAAGCCAACGACAGTGCCGCAAATGTCTAACGTAACAGTTAGAGTGTCATACTTGGGAAACACGAAACTCACATGTTGGTAACTTGGATGATCGGCTAGCGCATCGGCTACGGCTGAGGCTGCGTCAAGAGCGAATGAGTCTGTGTAAGTGGTCGCCATAGCATTCCCAGCCCTAACAGCCTCGTCGTGGTTCCCACCTACCGATGGAACGATCACCCTCTCGGCAAGTGGGGCGAAAGTCTTAACCATGTGCAGCAGTAATCTTCGGTAAACACGAATCTGCTGCGTTAAGTCAAGATCGTTGCGCCAAGCATTTCGGCCGCCTTGACTGTTAAATCCCTCAATGCAGTCACCAAGTTGCGGCAGGTAGATTTCGCCTATCGTGCGCCCAAGTTTCCGCAACTCTTTGAGCCTTAATACGGCTGCGTCTATCTTGGTCATTACGTTTTCGATTATGACCTGAGAGCCGCCACCGTCCATCTTGCCAATCTGGGTGTCCGCTAGTACCACCACATAGGCCAACGGCTCTGAGCGTGCCGCTACGGGGCTAGAAAAGCCCCTTATGGGTTTCCACCTAGCCACTATGTCCAGCAAGTCGTCTGATGGGACTGCTAGGCCGCCCGTTTGCGGAATAAAGTTTGCTCGGAATGATTCCAACCACTCGCCATCCCAGCGCTGCCACTTGCTACGACGTAAGCCAGTAATGCGCCACTTCGTAGGATCCAGTTCAAACTCAGCGAGCAGTTCTGCGTGGTCGGGTTCATCTCCTGCAGTACGAGGGACGGAAGTTAGAATGCCGCCTGCAGCATCGTATTCAACTGATGGCTCCCAGCCTTTTGGAATGTCCCTAGCAATGCGCTTGCGCTGCTCGTCATTCCCTAATTTTGATAAATCATCAGCCAGACTCATTCGCAGGTACACCCGCTATCTTTCTTGCCCCTATTACGGTGTCTATTTATTGTCTGGCGGCTGACTGGAAAGCCATTAGCGTTTAAGATACGGGCAAGGCTGGTAGGACTCGTATCGGGATCATCTATGGCCGCGATTACGGCTGACGCCTCTTTAGCGTTTAAGGATTTTAGTAGTCGTGAGATTGTGCATTCGGATAGATTCTTTCCCACGTTTTGCAGATCGTCTAGTAAGGCCACTGTGACCACCTTTCGTCTAGGTAAGTCTAGCCAAGAGTAGGCTAATGCGCAGATTTCTTTGCGCGTGTTGGTTTTGTTACTAATTCCTCAATAGACACAAGCCTTGTGTCTAAGTCGCACATCTTAGATTCAATCCTGCTGACTGCTTTTGCTACGTCTGGGAGCGCTCTGCCGCCATTGGCGTGCGGCTGGATGGCGTAAGTCATGGTGTCTATGTAGGCCTTTATGGGTTTAACTATTAACCACTTGATAGTCATACCAAACAGGACGGCGATGGCAGTAATAGCGCCTGCGTATTGGCCGATTTCGATTAAGCCCATTATGGAATCGCTAACTTAGTTTCTCTAGTAGTGACAGTAGCCTTGCCGTTCGCCTTAACCATAAATACTACGGGCTGGCCTTTAATGGCCTGAAACATCCAAGTATCTTTTACGAAAGTAGTGCCGCCCCTTTTAAGTGACTTTGTTTCGTAACCCGTTGAATCTCTAATACCTGCAGGATCCCGAACCCATCGAATTACTAACTCAGTAGCACCACCAATTTTAGGCGTGTCAATGTTTAGGTATGCAGACCAAAAAGCGCCAGTCTTGCTTGACTCGGTTGGAACTAACGGGATTTTCCCTGATGCCTCAATGGGAGTCCATACGTTAGGAACTAACACCTGCGTTGGCGGCTTGCTTTTTGCATCTGACTTACGGCTTATGTATTGACTCATGCTTTTAGCCACCTTTCGGGATTGATGTGCTTGCGCGGATTCCAGTGACGACTTGAAAGGATCTGAAAGTGCAAGTGCGGACCAGTGCTATTACCTGTATTACCAGACCAACCAATCAAGTCCCCCTTATGAACGCGATTGTTTACGGAAACAGCAACCTTAGATAAGTGGCAGTAACCAGCCCAGAGTCCTGCGTCGCCATTCTTAAACTTATCGTTATCAACGATCACATGTATTCCAAACGCGGAACCCCAGCCCTTGCGGAACTTGTGAACGCCTGAGTGAACAACTACGCCATTTACGGCTGCGTAAACAGGAGTACCAATTTTTGCTCGGCCATCAATGCCCTTGTGGATTTTTCCGTCTTTGTATTTAACGCCATAAGGGAAAGTAGTGCGCCAAGCCTTTAGTGGGTACGCCATTAATCTCTAACTCCTGTACCGCTACCAAATCTTTCGTCTGCAGGATTAAGCCACGAAACTAGGACGGGTAGCGCTGACGCAAGCGCGATAGCAACAGCAGGGTGCAGGTTAAGATCATTGGCGTTTATGATCACCCAACCCAAAACGCCAGCGCCGAATACTCGCAAAAAAGATGCAATGGGTGAATTAGCGAACCAAATAAGAAACTGAATCATTGCAACAGTTTAACCTATTCGGCAGGCAATTCCTCTAGTTCTGGTTCTGGGTTCGGCCGCAAGTTGTAGCCCGTTAAACGCGCTTTACATCCACCGCACATCGCGTATTCGTAATCAGTTGTGAAGTTGTATTCAACATCTTTGTTGTCACAGTTATCTTTTAGACATTTGAAAGTAATCATTATTTATGCCGCTTCATAATTGAAATTGAAAAAGATTTGATCTCCAGTTGCAAATGTCATTGGAACATTCGGTCTGATCGGAGTTAATTCTATTTCATCAGGTGTGAAACTAGCCAAATGAATATTCGGTTGCAATGTTGTTGTGCTTCCAGTTGTCAAACAAGTTCCTGCATAACTTCTGGGAACGCTGACATCGCGCAGTGACGCAGTTCCTAATGCATTTCCAGTTGTCGCTTGACTTGTAGCCATAGTTGCTGGAACGCTGATAGTCATTCCTGAAGTCCACCCTGTTGTTGATGTTGATGAACCCCAAGTAACAGAACCTCTTACAAAAACTGTTTTTCCAATTTGGCAAAAAACAAAATCAATAGTTGCATTTCCTATTGAGAATCCAGCACCACCAAAAGTTGGAGTGTATGCAGTCCAAGATCCAAGCGGTAATGCGCTTACCCAAGTGGAACCATTGTAATAATCCACTTCATCATTGTCAGTGGTTAATGCAAACATTCCCTCAGATGGAAAAGGAATTGCAGTTGCGCGGACGGCAGTTCCACTGAAAACCATAATGGTTTGATCCATCAAATAATCATTTACGTCACCAGCCGTTAAGACTTCACCTGCTGTAAAAGTTTTTTTACCTGCCATTTTTACTCCTAAGCCATCGTTGCTGTTCGTGATATTTCTGTCATAGTTCCATCGATTGTAATAAACGTCAGCATAAAAGTCCTGCCAGTCGTAGTTCCAGTTGCGAGTGTTCCCTGTGTTCTAAATCCAGAACCAAATGTAATTGTATAACTCGTCGTACCAGAAGTTAAAATTCTAAGAAATGTCAATATTCCCTCGTTTACACCAGTCGATACAGTAAAAGTTGCCGTTGCAGTTGGCGTAACTTGAATATTTCTATTTGTACCAAAGGTCATTGCCGTCGTGCCATTAGCGAGTGTTGTAAAGTTGTCGATTGTCTGATGATCGGTATCGAACGGGTGTCGATGATTTGAAAGTGCAAACTTTGAACCTGTACCAACTGTTCCTGTAACGTCTGCGGCTACGGGTGTTGTTGTTGATTTTTGTCCAATGACGAATGCAGTAGTTGCAATTTGCGTTGTGTTGGTATCTGCAGGGGCAGTAGGTGCAACTGGAGTTTCAAGAAAGGTTGGCGAAGTGAATGTGTTGTTAATTAAATAAGTTTCAACGGCCTCGATTGCATCATTAGCGTTCGTGTGTTGCAAAGCGTGGCTTGGCGAGTCGAGCGAACTTAATGGATTAGGGTTAGAAAAACTGTCTGCCGATGCAGGAAAATTACTTGGCATTAAGAATCCTTAGAAAGCGAGAACATAACCGAACTGTACCGTTCCATCATACTTTACATCAGGATCATCATAAGTGGTAGCAGCGTCATCATAGACAGGGAATGAGCCACCTAGTCGGCCGTAAGTAGGGTGGTTTAGAATAATCGGCAGATCTTGTGCATAACCAAATTCAAAAGTCACATAATGAGAATCTGTTGTTACGTCATGTTGAATACCAGTCACTAGGCCGTAATCATCTATCGCAGAGCCAATCCCATTTGGCTTAAATACGATCCGTAATACGTCGTTTATTTCAACGCCCAGAAGTTCTAGTTGGTCAGAAACAGACTTGTCATGGAGAGTCACTGTTAAGTTAGCAAATCTCAATTCTGGCTTAGAGTAAATATTGGCTAGGTAGCCAGCGAGCGTTCTTACATTTGTGTCATTGTCTGTTAGCAGCCCGTCTATCGTAAGCGATTGAATGCCAAAAGTTTCTTGCGACTCTAAGTCTTCTGCCGTTTGAGGCGTACCCCCCTCACGTGTCAAGATAATTCTATTGTGCAGCAATTCTGAGCCATAAATAACTTGTATCTGAGTGTACGGAACAGATTGAGCGCGCCCATCGTCAGCAAAAATTAACGTGTCTGTTGCAGGCGGAATATTCGAAGTTCGATCCTTAAAAGTTACTGCTCCTGATTTGTTAATAAACAATGCGCCAGACTCAGTAGTTTCCACGTCCTGCAAATACTGCAGTACGTTAGTACCAGCCTCAACAGTGTCGGCCTGTAAACTCTGCTTTCCAGTGCTGACGTTTCGCGCAAAAGTTGACCAAGCAACTTCTGGCCTATTTAAGATCGATTCGACTCTTTGTCCTGAGAACTGAACAGAATTAGTAAATCCCGTTAATTGCTTAGCCGATAGTTGCAAGAATGCATCTACGCAAGAAATGCTTGCGTAGGACTTGTTCCCTAATTGGTAAGACAGATCCCAGTCGTCAATAAATCCTGTGTATTGCGTAACGCCATTCGACTTTATGACCACTTGCTTGCGAGGAAGTATTTGACGGTAGTAAGGTCCAGCCGCATAAAATGGATCAAAGATTCTTGTGTCATTGTGCAAAACAACTCTTGCACTTCCTGCAGCAAATCTATCTAACTCACGTGACTTGCCTCTACTTATAGAAACACTTTCTACATACTGCGTTACATCAACTAAAATGTCTCCGCCACCTAGAACAAAGTCGGAGTTTAATGCTCCCTTAATAGGGTCATCTAACGTAAAGTAATAATCACCAGAAGCGCTGAGATCAAAACCGATAAATACTTGCGTGGTTGGAACGGCCATTTACGCACTCGCAAAAACTGGTCCACTTGCGCGCTCAAACTTTTTAATCGCATCTACAATTTCGCGACCTATTTGTGCGCCATTAGAACCCATACCTGCATTTACAGTCACGTTGTAGGTGTTGCCCATCGATGAGTTTCGGCCTGAAAGTGGTATTACTGCTTCTGGTCCAGCCTCGCCAATAAGTGCGAGAGTGGGCTTATTGACAATTCCACCCTCAGCCAGTGCAGGAACTCCCCTGAGCAAGTTATTTAACTGAGTAACTTCTTTCTCAGTAAGTTTCCCAGCGTTTAATGCTTTCTGTAAATTAGCAGGAAGCGCAGCAAATCCACCGACAATTCGGAAGCCCGACTTTTTAATCGCGGCTAGCATTCCATTAACCATTGCTTGGCCTTGGGTTATTCCTGCTTGATAAAATGCTTTAGCGCCCGATTCCCCAAGTTGCTCAGCGGCGGCATTAACGCTTACTAGAAGTTTATTAGTTTCTGAAATCGCACCTGCACCACCAGCGATAAGTTCGTCGGCTATTTTTGTTCCAGCCTCCGCGCCTGCAGATAATACCTGTTGGATACCAGCCTCAGATAATCCCATTGAAATAAGTTTTTTAATCTTTTCAGCAAACTGCACGATACCAGTGGCTTGCTTACGGAAGTTTTCTAGGAAAGTTCCAGATTCAGCGTCAGCCGCCTTGCCAAAATCCATCAGGCCGATAATAGAGTCACGAACCCCATCGCGAAACTCTGCGAATGCTTCCTTGGCGGCAGCAAGTCTTTCCCTAGCGGCAGCAAGTTTATCGTTCATCTTCCCTAGTGCGGAAGCGGCAGCCTTAGATGCGGCAGCGACCACCTTAGCCATAGCGGCGGCTTCTTTTGCAGCCTTAGCAGCGGCCTTTTGAGACTTGCTCTGCTTGCCTTTAGGTTTTCCGTCATCATCAACGGCTGGAAGTTCTATGTCTTTATAAGCATCGCTCCCACTAGCAACGCCATCAGGGGCTACATTTACTGCAGGTAAGTCAGCCACGTTCTTTTTGTATTTACTAACTGCGGCATTAATTGCAACGAACGCAACACCTAAAGCAGCAACGGCGGCGGCCGCACCTAATGCGCCAGCAGCAACAGAAGTTCCACCTGTCGCAAATGCGGTTGCGATGGACGCACCACTAGCAACAAGGATCAGTCCCTCGTAAATAAAGATAATGCCTTTAATAATTTTAATAATTGCAGCAGCAGCAGCAGCAATTTTAGCGACTACGAATGTAGCAAGCAGTGCCGCCCCAAAGGCTGCGATGTAGGGGATGTAACTAACGATGGTTTGGACTACTGCTCGAACCACGTTTCCAAAGATAAATGCCTGCTCTTGCGTTCTGGTGAAAGAACTTCCCAGACTTTCTTTTCCAGTCAGCGCGTTAATAAATACTTCGAGGTTGGGCATAATGTTTGTGCTTATGTAACCAACTAACTTAGTTAAAGCGGGTAGCAAAACCGCGCCTATGGACTCTTGAACTTCACCAAACCTTTCGCGCAAAATTGCTAATTTGCCCTGATAGGTTCCAGCAGCAACGGCAGCCTGACCACCGAACAAGGTGTTTAAGTATTCCTGCACCTTTGCGAAGTCTTTGGATTTCTTAATGTTCTCTGGGATTACAATTCCCAAGCGTTGTAGGCCTGTAAACTGACCACCTTGCGCTCTTGCTAACGCTAGAGTTATGCCAGTTAGGTCGCGCCCAGAACCTGCACTAACATCGAGTCCAAGTTTTAGCAAGTCTTGTGCTTTAGTTACGTCACCTGTTGCCCGTACCAGCGTTGCTAACGCAGGCCTTAACTGATTATCGGAAATGCCAGTTGCAAACTGTTGAGTGGTAATGAAACTTTCAACAGCAGCAGTTTGGGCTTCCGTTGCTTTAGTGACGTTCTGCAGAGTCTTGGCTAGTCTTACCTGCGACTGCTGATCTGCGGCGGCGGCTTTAACTGCATTCTGCCCAAACCTGCTAGCGGCAGCACCTAGCGCCGCAAAGGATGCAATACCAACTTTAGAAACTGTGCTTAAGCCTCTGGTTGTCGCTTTTGACTGATTCTGCAATCCAGCGAAAGACTTAGTGGCTTGAGATACGCCAGCGCCAAAATACTTAGTAACGATAGGAACAATAATTGCCATTGCTATCTCACCATCTGTTTGCGCTTTAGATTTTCGCTAATCTCTTTGCTGGTCTTAACTATTGTATTTGATAACTGAGTGTTAATTTCTGGCAAGTGCCTCTTGGCTTCGCGCCATACGTATCGGGACGGTGAACCATCTTTAGAGTTCAAAGCCCTAACCATAGCCCTGCCCTGACCGTTAAGTCTGTGGCTTCGCTCTGCAGAAAATCCAGTCCTGTATGACCTGCTCTGACCTCGGCTGTATTTGCCGCGTATTCCAGCCATGTCAGCGATCATCAGTGCTGCAGTCCCAGCACTTCCAGTCTTGCCCCCAACCACAATAGAAACTATTGATACGCGCCCTGCTATGGCCTTGCGAGAGAAACTTGTCTTAATAACAACCTTGGTCATTTCAGGTTGCCAACCAGTGCGCCCTCTGTGTCGCATTCCCCTCAGGGGCGCTTCGCTTGGAATGGCCGAAGCGATACCAGCGCGCATAGGCTCAGCCGCGCTTCTAATGTCCCTACGAGCGTTCCTGATAATCTTCTTATCAAGTTGATGCAGTACCTCGATGGTTTCTTTTATCCCAGTGACCTTTGTTGATGTCATTGATTCCTGCTATTCCTTGAGCGCAGAGCCATTATGAGCGTAAAGATCATGCGGTCTGATTCTTGAAGTAGCGCGCTTGGTGCTATTCCAGTTTCCAGAGAAAGATTTGCAATCATCCAGTGATAACTTGATTCACCAAGCGGAATTATTTTGGGCTTTCTTCGCTCGCTTCAACGCCGTCAATAGTATCTAGCCAGTTCTCGAAATCATCTTTCGTAAGTTTGCGCCTTGAGATAGAGTGCCAAGCCAGCCAGACTAGATCTGTGATTTTCATTTCTTCTTCTAGTCGGGCAATGCTTCTATTCCAGTGAGATTCGAACGCTACAAAATCCCTGATGTTGCATTCGACCTCTTCGACAGTTCCGTTATTGTCAGTAACTCGCAGGTTCATCTTCATGTTAGACGGCCGCCGTTGCTCTCGTTACGGTTCCAGCGATTGGAAGTGTAACGCTTAGTGTCGCAATGTCGCCCACGCTTGACGCGAATGGGGTGTATTGAGTGATAAGCGCTTCGAATGTGTAACTAGGATTTGTGGCACTGACTGCAGTGGAAGTCGGTGTAATTACGAAAGTTCCCTTTGATCCGAATAACGGGTAAAGAGTTGCATCAACTGATGAGGCTGCAAAGTCTTGGAAGAAAGACAGGGTTACTGATCCAGCCTTTAGGCCTGCGATTCTGTCGCGCCATGTTGCGCCGAACGCTGTTGTTTCTAGGTCGTCTGCCTCGAAACTTACTTCAACACTCTGTAAAGATGTGGACAGATTTACGGCATTAAGCATTACCTTGTAATCTGTTGCGGCGAACTTTGCCATTAATAACTCCTAGTCTGCGTAACAGAGAACTACGAACTCTGCTGATAAATAGTTTACATCACCTACGGCTATCTCACCGTAATTTCTGATCTCACTAACTCTAACATCATAGGCGTTGCCGCCAAGCGTTTTATCACTTTCTAGTGCCAGTTTCATAGACGATGCGCCAGTGCTTGAGCAGTAGGCATCTAGGCTGTTCTGGCCTGATCTCTCGGATACCTTTCCAACCATGAGAAGCACGTTAAACGTGTAGGTATTCATGCCAGAATGAAAGGCTTCGTTAAACGTAAGGCTTGATGGGATCACTACGGCAAGCGGAGGATTGGGGTTGTCGGGGATAGTGGCGGCTGTGCGAAGTCCTGTTATGGTCGCTGCATTTGCGGCTAGGCGCGTCCTAAGAGTAGCGATACTAGCCATTAAGCAAAGCCCCTCATTCTGCGATAAGGAGAAACCAACTGCTCTACGTCAGGATCTAATGCGCGTCCAACTCTTACAACCCCTAAGTCCCCGAAGCCAGCGATTCCTAGTGGACTATCAAGCCGCTTAAATAATCTTGACGATTGCACCACGCAGGCTTGAGTTATCGCGATAGGCACTGCAGGCCAGCCATACGCCCCTGTTACCTTAATCAGCGCCTCGCCACCGTCTATGGGGAAGATGTATTGACCCACTGCCCTTATGCGCGTGTAGGGCGTTGTTATGCCATCAGCGCTCCCGTTTAGCGGCTCTAGTTGGTAGTCGGCTGTTCCCCACGTGTAAACGAAGTTTCCGTCGCTGTTATTAGCAGTCTGCAGAGTGATTGTGGAATTAGCCAAATCATCTACCTGCACCACGTAATCGTCTTCTGCCGAGAAGTATCTAGTGGCGGTTCCGCTTGAATAGAAGTATCGGCCAGCATGCCCATCAATAGCACGCGATGCAGATTCAATAGCCATCTCTAATAGCGCGTCATCTACGTTGTCGCTGATACGAAGTGCGGCCTTAACCTGTGCCAAAGTGGCGTAACCGTTTGTGATTGCCAAGAGAACTCCTAAAGTCTTTCCCTATTCTACAACTCGTGCCTGATACTTTTCGGCAAGTGTTTCCATGATGGGTTTCCAGTGGGTGTTGAAGACTGCATCTGCGTTGTAATCTTTAGCAAAATCTATTGCCTGCTTTGATCTGCCAACGCCCCTGTCGTAGGCCGCATCCAGCGCGTCAATGATCTCTGGCACTGACGGCACATGGAACCAAGACTGTTGCGGCGCGTCCCATAGCGGCTGTCCACCAATGAGCCAGCCATCGCCAACTAGTTCTTTTGATGCGGCAAAGTCGGAAACAATAACAGGTGTTCCGCAGGCTTGCGCTTCAATAGTAGGAACGCCAAATCCCTCGCCGTAGGAAGTGGCCAGCAGCACGTCCATCGAACTGTAGATAGCGGCCAGAGTCTTTTGGTCAATCCCAGTGGCGTATGAGTAAGGCTCAACCAGCCGTACCTTGCTCTCAGGTATTCCACACGAAAGTATTAAATCGTGCAGTTTAATGCCGCCTGCTGACCCTCTCGCATCTGTGTGCAGGTACAGGATCACATCGTCGTGCTTTTGGGCGAACATAGAAAACGCAAGCAGGTTCTCTCCAAAGGCTTTTCGATTTGGATAAACGCCTTTATTGGCTGCGTTCATTCCGACGACAAATGCGTCCTCTGGGATCTGCAGGTAATCTCTTGTCAGCGTAGATGTGCCGTCGGCTAACTTTACTAACTGCGTTGGCTTAAAGACTGATTCGATTGCGTGCGGCGCGTAGAGGCTTTCTATGTCCACGTTTTCTAACATGGCCTTTCCATACTTGCTCATTGCAATAGGGGTAACAAACTCTTGCCTGCACCAAGCAGCAACTGCAGGAGGTGCAGGTGTGTGATCTATCGGAACCCACGAAGCGATGTTAAAGTCAGCCCACTGCTTTCCCTTAAACACCCAAGTGTCGTAGAGAGTGATGAGCGCGTGCGGCTGATCAAGTGGGTTCTTTGTTATCCAATCAGACATGTGAGCAGGGATTACGTCATTAGAGTAAGGATCAGAACCTCTTGAGTAAACGGGCGTATCGTTCCAAGTTAAGTTGCAACCCTCAAGCCCATAGTTGGTTATGGCTGCTACATCATGACCTGCTTGCTTAAGCCTGCTTAATACTTGAGCGGTTTGTGTGCCGTACCCAGTAGTAGCCCAAGGGGCATTGGAAGCCCAGCCGATCGTCATAGCCATTGTTTTGTCCTCTCGCAGTATGCCAACATCCTATGCTAAATCCTCAGTAACTGCAGGGGTTATTAGGTGGTTGACATGTATTACGGCCATGTGTAATACTTAGGACATGCCCCAGATAGGGGCTAGGTCAAAGGAGGCCAAAATGAAAGAACTAACTCAAGATCAAAAAGCAGCAGCGTTCGACTTGTTCTTCGAACTTAAAGGCAAGGGCTTTGCTGACGTTATTAGCGGCGGCATGTTCATGAACCTATGCGAATACCACAACGTAAAAGTTGACTTCAGCAATCTAGTCGTGCGCTGGAACGAGAGCGCTACAGATTCCTATGGCAAGTTCTCGGAAGCACCTTACGAACTGCTTTCAGTAGTTAAGCACCTAGTATCGGCTAAGAAACTAACTCGGGTTGCGAATACAACTCGCCACATACCAGCCTGCGATGGTCCGATAGTTCCAACCTGCGATAACTGCGGCTGCAAAGACTTCAACCTAATTGATGGCATGGTAGTTTGCAACGACTGCCTAAGGGTTGGTGTTTAACAATGAAACCACGTCTGCTAACAGCACCTAGACATTTAAGCCCAGTGAAAAAGGTACTCGCCTGTCCAGAACATCCGATGAATTGGATTGAGGAACACATGGTATCTGGCGAGTTCCCAGACACAACTCAGTTCTGCAACTGCTGCACAATGGATTGCACTCCGTTTTGTAGAAGTTGCACCCAGTGGGACACAGAGGGTGAGGGAAACTAATGAGCGATTACAACGGCTGGAAGAATCGAGCCACTTGGAACGTGGCGCTTTGGATTAACAATGACGCTGAGCGCTATGAGCAGGCCAGAGGCTTCATGGTGGATTACGTAGGCCAGACACCCTACCAAGCATTTGTGGATGCCTACGGCCTGATCAGCACCCCTGATGGGGAACTCTACAATGACCCATTAATAGACGCGAAAGCATTGGACGAAATGATGCGCGAACTCTAAATAGCAAAGTAAAACCCCGTAGGCCTGCGCTCCTACGGGGTTTTACGTTTTGCCCTAATTAGTTATTAGGAAGCAGCACCAACGAAGTGCTTGATGTGGCTTGTCTGGATTAGGTTTCCATCAACGCGGATGGTTGCACGGAATGTAACCAAGTCGTTTGAGAAAGCGAAATCATCAGAGCGATCAAGACGAATGCCGCCTACGGTACGAACGTAGTATGACGGCAAGTGTCCGAATGCAACTGACTTAGCAGACGTAGCGGTATCAGCCATTGCAGGGTTCTCAAAGATTGGGTATCCAAGCAATAGGTCGCGTGCCTCAGCCGATAGTGACGGGCTGAATAGGTATTGGCCTGCAGAGTCTTTCAACTTGCGAACCTTACCAATGCTTGCGCCGTTCATCTGCCAACCAGTTCCTGCTAGACGGCGGCCTGCAACATCAACGCTGTAAACCAAGTCAATTAGGTTGTCAGCGGTGAATGCACCAGCAACGCCAGTTCCACCAGTTACGCCAGCGCTTGTGCGAGTCATAAGACCGTTAGGCTGAACAGTTCCAGTTCCAGTTGTCAATGCAGCGTTTACTGAGTAACCAAGTGCGTTACCTGTTTGTTCTGCAAGGAATCCAAGCACATCAACACCAGCATCTTCGATTAACTCACGTGACAACTGAGTTAGGAATGAATACTTGTATGCACCAAGAGTTACAAATGCGTTGAAAGTTGGATCAGATTCACCGATTGCGCTTCCCTCAGCAAATGCGGTTCCCGAACTGTAGGTTGCAAGACTTGGAATCTGCAAGTTCTCTCCACCAGAGGTGTTAAGAATTGTTGAAGTTTCAAGCATTGGACCTACGTGGCGAGCAAGCATCAGAACCTGATCGTAGAACGAGGTTGGTACAGGGGAACCTGTGCTTGTCTTTAAGACATCGCGCTTCTCGAAATCGAATGAGCGGATCTCTCCACGTGCCATTGCACGAATTGTGTCAGCATCGGTTGATGCGGAAAGTGCGGCCTCTGGGCGAGCCTGCGCTTCAAAGCCTTTCATGGCTTCTGCGGCGCGTTCTTCGCGTTCAGAAACTTCCTTCATCTGTTCGATAACTGCGGAACGCTTATCAAGGTCTTCCATGATGCGATCGTAAGTCTGGTTTTCTTCTGCGCTTAGATCGCGCTTTTCTTCTGCTGCACTATCAAGAAGTGCTTTTGCTTGTTCCCAAGCAGTGGCGCGTGCTTCTAGTTGCGCCTTAATGTATTCAGCCGACATGGCTTCTCCTACTGTTGTGGTTTATGGAATCCGCGACGGCTCCGCTCAACGGTGTTGGTAGAGGCTCCTCGTACCAATAATTATTATGCCACAGAATTATTGTGGCTTAACGAGTTTCCTGCGGCTTAATAACCCGTTCTTCGTGCTTAGGCGAATGAGCCTTAACAATCGCTGTTGCTAGATCTGCTGCCATCTCAAAAATTACTCCTGATGATGGATTACCTGCGGCTTCTAGCAAGGCTTTCTTTACTGATTCCTGATTCATTAGTTAAACGCTTTCATCATAAGTTCTAACTGCTTGCGCTTTATTTCAAGCAACTGATCTTGGTTAGGCTGGTTATCTTTTCTTAACTTTTGTACTACTTCCGTCAACAGCGCTGCATGCTGATCCTCTAGATCCTCGCCAGACTCTAATCGTAGGATCGCGTCTGCTAGGTCGTCAGGATTAATTCTTGTACGTTCTGATAGCAACTCTAGTGAGCGAACCTGAGCAGTAGTGGCTTGGTATGCAGGGAATCCAGTCACGATAGAAACTTCGTGCAGGCGTACCTGATTAAGTTCTCTGGTGCTGTCGTCAAGCCACTTGTCGCCGTTAGGTGGAACGCTGAAACCAAATGACATAGAGTTTACATCGCCGCGTTGCATAAGGATAGATAGGTCTTTACCGTCTGTAGTTGGCGGTAGGTCAGCCTCGGCCAGCAGTCCCCTTGAATCCTCTATGAGCCGAAGCGTTCCTGCACGTGTTGATCCAAGTACGCGATCCGTATTGTGATTTACAAATAACTTAATCTCATTTCGAGATTTTAGGGATCGCTTAAATGCGCCCTCTCGGATAAACTCCGTAAACGGTAGTGGCTCAGATGGGCTATTAAATACGGCTGCGTAACCCCTGAATGTCATTCCGTTCGCGGTTTCGTCTAACTCTCTAACGTCAAACTCAACATGGTTTACGCGGCGTTCTACTTTACTGGTCACAGGTATCCTCTCGTCATTATTTAAGTTTACATTCAAGGAAGCCCAGCGCGCTGAGTTTTCCTCTGCTCTGATTCTTTCCACAACGCCCTCGGCGTATTGCAATGCTCGACGTGCCTGCGACTTACTAGGACCAGAACCCCACAATAAGTGAGCGACTACTCCTGCACTTGGGTAGTTGTCAGAACTCGGATTAGCATTTGGGGAATCTAGGTCGCCTAAGTGGCGAGCAATCCATGCTGCAATACGGATCCACTTATCGTCAGATACTTGGCCGTCTGCCATGAGTCTTGCTTCCCTGATGGTGCGATCTACTAGGCCGTCGCCGCCCTGTCCGTCTGCGTAGTAGGCAAGGCCACGCCTAGCGGCTGCACGCATGTAAGCAGGCGCGTCTTGGTTAATGGCGCGTATGTCGTCGTCGTCCATGTCCTCGTCAGATTCATCGTCTATTTCTTCGAGATCATCAATCTTTGTTAGTGTTGAGAACTTGTGGCCAACTATTGTTTCGGTTGCGTCCCAGCCGCCCTCTACCTTTTGATAGATACGAATAAGCGCGGCAGGATCTTCTTCCGTAGCGGAAATAGAAAAGTCAGTTTCAGGCACATTTAGATTCCCAGAAGTTGCTATCCGTAAAATCTCGCCCCTTGCTCTGCCGCCTGAGGAGTTCCAAGAAACGTAATCCCCTACTTGCAATTCATCGGGGAGTGCGCGTTCGCCCCCTACTTCGATGTCTTCCGAGAGTGAAATCGCTACCATTTGATCTACTGCATCCTGCTTAGTGGTGTGGCATCCAATGACTTCGCCGTCCTCTTTGATGGTTGCCCAACCTGAGCAACTTTCTGATTTATCTGTAATGTAATACGGCATAGTTAGAATGTCTGCCTTAACCAAGAAACTAAGTGATCGCCAGAATCGCTTACCGCATAAAGCGCTTCGCCAGCGTTAAGAGTAAGTTCTATGCTTTCTAATTTAGCCAATATTAAACCGTTCCCAGCGGTCACGCCTACGCCGCCGAGATACAAGTTTTTTGTGTTGTCATTGTTATGTATGTGTAGCCGCGATGGGTTACTTGACGAGCCATTTATTCCAACAGGCGTTAATCCCACAGTTACTTGTCCCGAAGTTATCGCCATGATTAAACCTCGTACACTGATTCTGGGTTTACAGGATCTATTCCTGCTATTGCTTGCAATGCGTTTGGCGGTAGGCCTGTATGCGTCATGCTCGGCAAATCCATCGCTTGAAGCACATCACTAGGCGCAAACCCACTGTTAATAAGTTTCTGAGCCATAGTGACTTTCTTGTCCACTTCCACGAGTGATGCGGCTGCAAGATCTACGTTAGCCAATGGAACCCTGTACGTATCGCCACCTGCAACGGGAGGTAAATCCTCAAAGCGCCGAATGTCGTTGGTAGAAAAGAATCCAGCCTGCGAACCTACCGAGTATCCCTGTATTCGTGTTTGGAAGTCGCCTCTTAGTAATCCATCTACATTTATTCTCAGGAATGCGCTCGGTGGAAGCAGTCGCGAATAAGCGTCTTCAATTTTTACTATGTATGGCCGCAGTGTGTGCGTCACGAAGTTAATTGAGTTCTGTTCTACAGATGCGTAAGACATAGCGCCTGCAGTTGTAACCCCAATCATGTGAGGTGGAACTCTAAACATGCGAGCAATTTCTTCCACGCCTAGCGTTCTAGATTCAAGCATCTGTGCTTCGTTAGGATTAACGCCAGTTCTCACGAACTTAGCGCCACCAGTTAGCAGCCCCGTCTTATGTGACTTTCGGAATCCAGAGTGCTTGTTATCAAATGACGCTACTAGGCTCTTGGCCTGTTCCTCGTTTAGCGATGCAGGATACTCGATGATTCCGCTAGTGTTTGAACCTTGGCCAAAGAACCGCGCCGCGAATGACTGCAGTGCTGAACTTAGTCCTAGATTGTCTTTAAGTTCTTCGACTCGGCTGATACCACGATCTGCGCCAGCCTTTCGTATCTCCGTAATGTGCATTACATCGTAAGCGCTAAGAGGTGTTTCTTTTACGCCGTCAATTATGTATTGCAGTTTTCTGTCGCCAGCCCTGCGGTTTACGTGTACGCGCATCGGATCTAGGACTACGAGATTCTCTACTTCGCCGCGATCGTTTCTGAATACTCGAATAAATGCGTTGCCGTCAAGCAGCAGCGAGATAAGTACCTGTTGGTAATGCTCGGAACGTAGCAGGTCAATGTCTGGCTGATCAACCCATGTTGGTCTTGGGCGTAGCGGAACGCGCTCCCCGTTAGTGCGCTCGAAAGAATCTATGGGAAGCGTTGCGATCGTATCTGAGATAAGCAGCACACAAGCAAAGAATGCATTAATGCGCATTGCGCTTTTCTGGTCAATGTTCTCGCCAGACTGTGTAGTGGTAGCGAATGTATCGCCTGCACCCCAAATAGATTGAAAACTGATAGCGCGCTTTTCTGATGCGCTAGGTAAAAGTCTGCCGAGCATTAATCCCCAACCTCATAAGCGATACCTACAAGCAACAAGGAAACGCCTGCTGCAATAACCCCTAAGGGCGGATAGATCAATCCTAACCCAATAGCGACTAAACTCGCACCAACTAATTGTAAAGCAAGACTTAACATGATTCTCCTAAAATGAGTAGAACTGTGGGATCGCTTGTTCTTCCCGACTTACGGTTGCTCTGTCAAAAGCGATCACGCTTGCAACAGCCGCGTCAATCTTTCTTGGCGAAGCCCTATGCTCTTTAACAATTCTAGGTCCTAGCCTGTCCGTCTTAACTACCGCGTTATCTATGTGTCGAGCAAGTAGTGGGTTGCCATCATGATTTAACTTGTCACCAGTTACGGCATCGTAGAACTTAGCGCAAGCAGGAACCATGCGAGCCGCTGATGTTGATGGCCATTCAACGATAGGAAGTCCATGAGCCTCAAGTACCTGCATAGTGCGCTGCCATCTAAACGGGTCGCACGCAATTTCTTTTACGTTGTATTTCTGGCAGGCCTGAATGATTGCGTCTTCCACTTCTAGCGCATCTACACGCCATTCGTCGCCGTCATCGGGCTGCTTCTCCCAAGCCTTAATCATAAAGATGTAGGGATTGTCCTCAACAGTAACGCCAACGACAACGCTCGCATCGCCTGAGAATGATCCGTCAAACCCTAGTACTACAGGGGTATCTGGTGTTATCTCTCTAGGCTCGGCCAACTTGTCCCATTGCCCGTTTGGTAGCCATGCGATGTTTGACGAAACCCACTGATTGCAACGCTTAGTTCTAAACTCTGACTCCGTAGTTCTCTTAACTGCAGACTCAAAATCTTTCGGATCATTAAGATCGCCAAACGCTGGATTGGCTGCTTTCCAAGTTTCTATGTCGTGATGATCCGATTCTGCCTGTGCTTCCCACCAAGCCATAAAGAAACTCGAATCGTCAATTTCCCCGTTGGCTATTCTCTTTCCGTACTGATAAAGCCAGTATGCGATGGAGTCTTGGCCAGTGTTGTCTGATTTAACTCCTGCTGTTGTAATACCAATAAGAATCGGTTCACGCCTTGCGCCCATACCGAGGGTCATTACGTCAAAGAGTTCGCGGTTTGGGGTTGCGTGCAATTCGTCAAAGATAACGCAGGTAGGTGAAAGTCCTTCTTTAGAAAACGCTTCGCTCGAAAGGACTCTGTAAACGGATCCCGTTGATGGCATTTCTATTGCGTCGCGATAGACGTTGCACAGTTCAGAAAGTTCTGGTTCCGCTTCAATCATTCGCTTTGCGTCACCGAATACAATGCGCGCCTGATTCTTATCGGCTGCACAAGAATAGACTTCTCCACCATTAACGCCCATGATCAGCGACCATAGTGCTATTCCAGAACCCAGAGCCGACTTCCCATTCTTTCTCGCCATTCCTACAAGGGCAGTTCTGTGTCTTAATGAGCCATCAGGATTAACAGCAAAGATGTGGTTTAGGAGTTCCGTCTGCCAATCCCGCAACTGAATAGCGTCGCCTGCGTATCCTGCTACGGTTTCTTTTGTTTGCATTGCAAATGTATTTATGAATTGTGACACTTCCCATCCACGTGAGTTCTTAAGGCTCACTGCAGGTACAGGGGTTACGATCGCAGGGGCAAAGATTTTACTTTTTGCTTTCGTCAATTCGTGTCCTCAACTCCTCTAACTTTGTCTGTCGCTTTACTTCTGCGATACCAAGCCTGCTTCTATCTGTTGGACTAAATCCCAGTAGCGATAGGTTGGATACCAGTTGCTTATCTAGGTTTCTTAGAGCCTTTCGATCCTCTGGCCTGTTGTCCCTAAATACGTTTACTCGCAAACTCCAGCGCTCGTCAATCATCTCGCTTGTCATTAGTAGTAGTTCCAAATCGCTTTCAGGCGAGATCCAAGTATTGGCCATGCCCCAGATTCTGTCCCAGAACTCTTGACCAGTCTGACCTAGTGGTCTAGGCGGTTCTACTTTCTGCCCGACTACAAGTTGTATTGCATTTTCAGGTAGTGGTCTTTTCCCAACATTTCCAGCAAGTCTTTTTTGCTCAATAGGTTTCGGCGGTCTGCCCCTTGGAGCCATTGTTACTCCTAGTCAGATGGAACCCATCCATTGTTGAACTCTGGTAGAGAATTACGTTTCAGACTATTACCTCTGTCAAGTAGTCTTTCCACTTCCTCATCATCCATACCTAAGCGCCTTGCAATCTCGTCTGCCTGCAGTCCAAACTTGTTATGTAGTTCTTCCACTATGTCAGCCATCTTTAATACGTAGTGGCTGCCACGCGCCCTGTTATGCCTAATGGTGGCCATACGCGCCACGTCAGGCGATGTTTCCTGCAGGCGTACCACAGGCACTACCCCGCCAGTCAATGCGCGAACCTCGTTGTCCTTAGTGCCTAGAGTCCAGCGATGGAATCCGTCCACGATCTCGCCAGTTGGATGGGCAACAATGGGCTGAGTCCAGCCGTTCTCAAGGATAGAAAGTTTTAACAATTTCATCTCAGGCGGCGCTACGTGGTTTGGGTTGTATTCGTTAGCAAATAAGGTTTCTGGCTTTACCCATTCCACGCTTGCTAATGGTTGGTTATCAACTGGCATTTAATCGCTCTCTGTTTATTGTGGGATCTATCGAGGTGCAGTATTCCC